AAGGCTTAAAAATCAATACAATAAGTCAGAAAAGAAATTTGTGTTTCTTAGGAAGCCTACTTCAGCATGGATCAGGCTAGCTAACGAATCTTTACAATCAGCATTCGATCATAAAAGAATATTTTTCGCGGGAGCGGCTATGAATGACGATTATAATAATCAAAGAAAATCTAGAGTCCCGATAGATGACTTGAAGTTCATTAAAGGTGATAATAATGACAAAGGGGGTAAAGGAGCTAGAATGATTGATTTTGTAGAACATCAAAAAGATATGATGGACTTAATGAAGGTTCAGTGCGCTTTGGTGCAAATTACGACTTCTGCTCAAGGAACACAAAGTTTTGATTTACCACGTAACTTGAGAAAACAAAGTGGGGCTGATAAAGCCAGAAAAGACTCTTATTCAGCTTTAGTGTTAGGTAATTGGATGATGAACATTTTCTATGATATGGAGTCTGATGACATCTCTGATACCCAAACGACTTTCACTCCGATGTTTATTTCTTAACTTTTAAAAGTTGAAAGTTAACTTTGTCGTGTAAGATAAATTATATTTATGGCTAAAAGAAAATACACCAAGCGCTCTGATTATTGGGATAAATTCACTCACCCATCACAGACTATCGGAGAAGAACCTTCTCCAGAACTTTTAGGAGAACCTTTTTATACTTCCGACGCATCTTATAGTTCTACATCTGAAGCTAGAAGGCAAGGAGCTTCCACAAGTGCTTTCAGCGGGTCTAGAACAAACAGATCTGCTTATGTAACTCAAAAAGAGAGGTTCTCAAGTATCCGTAGGGGATTACTGCCTTATGAGTATGGTTCTGATGGAGTTACTTGTAGAGATGCTATTGAGCTGTGCCAAAAAGCTTATTGTAATGTAGCTGTATTTAGAAACGCAATTGATATAATGTCAGAGTTCACAAACACTGATATTTACTTAGAAGGGGGCAGCAAAAAGAGCAGAGAGTTTTTTTACGAGTGGTTTAAAAAAGTTAACATTATAGGGCTTAAGGATCAATATTTTAGAGAATATTACAGAAGTGGTAATATCTTTTTATATAGAATTGATGGCAAATTTAAAGCAGACGATTATGCTAGATTAATTAATCAAGTAGGAAATATCGGAGCCACCGCCAATAAAGTCCCTTTAAAATATATTCTTCTAAATCCTTATGATGTTATTGCTAGAAGATCAACTACATTTACTAACGGGGGTGTATACCAAAAGGTATTATCTGAATATGAGATAGCGCGGCTTGGAAGCCCTCAAACAGAAGAAGACCTAGCTATATTTGAAGCTCTAGACCCAGAGATTAAAGATTCTATTAATAATGGATCTTATAGTAATAAAGGTATTAAAATAAACTTAGACCCTAAAAGGTTATCTTACTCTTTTTATAAAAAGCAAGACTATGAGCCATTTGCGGTCCCTTTCGGCTTCCCTGTTCTTGAAGATATCAACGCCAAGATGGAGTTGAAGAAAATGGACCAAGCCATCACTAGAACTGTAGAGAATGTTATTTTACTTATCACTATGGGCGCTGATCCAGAAAAAGGAGGGGTAAACCCAAATAACATGGCTGCTATGCAAAACTTGTTTAAAAACGAGAGTGTCGGGCGCGTGTTGGTTTCTGATTACACGACCAAAGCAGAATTTATTATTCCTGAACTAAACTTAGTCCTTGGCCCTCAAAAATATCAAATACTCAACGAGGATATCAAGCAAGGGTTGCAGAACATTGTGGTCGGAGAGGAGAAGTTCAATTCTACCCAAGTAAAAGCTCAAATATTCATCGATAGGCTACAAGAGTCTAGATATGGATTTTTAAATGACTTCTTAAACAAAGAGATTAAAAGAATAGCTAAAGACTTAGGGTTCCGCTCATGGCCAGAAGCTAAGATGAAGGACATTGATATGAGAGATGAGGTGCAGCTAATGAGAGCATCTACAAGGCTTATGGAGCTTGGAATTATTACTCCAGAGCAAGGAATGGAAATGTTCCATAATGGTAAATTCCCAGAGCCAGATCAATTAGACTCTGCACAACAAGACTTCTTGGAAGATAGAGAAAAAGGTTACTACAACCCAATTGTGGGTGGAGTGCCTGTATATTCTCCAGATGATAAAGCTAGTGGGCCTAGAAAAGAAGCAGGTAGGCCAGAAGGGACAACTGACATCCCTTTGGCTAATGCTAAATATTCTAGATCAAATATACAAAAAACTATTTATGATATAGACAGCTTTGTTCATGATGCAAAAGATAAAATGATATCTCATCTTAAAGTTTCTAAGCTTAGTGAAGCCCAAGAAGAGATGGTATCAAATTTATGTGAATCCATCGTTTGTTCCCATAATAAAGAATATTGGGGCGAAACGTTAGAATCTTGTGTAAAAGACTTTAACGAAATTGAAAATTTAGACACTTTAAAAGAAGTTTTAGATATTTCAGCTCAACATACTTTAGAAACTTACCCAGCCGCAATTTTATATCACAGCCATGAAAAACAATAATTTTAAGTCTACAGAAATTGAAGTATCTATTTCTTCAGAAGAGATCGAAGCTGCAATGACAAAGAAGCAGTATGATAAGATCGATACCAAAGAACTCAAGAAAGACAGTAAAAAAGAAAAGGTCGAACACGAAAAAGATGCTGTTAAGGATGACAAGAGTAAAATGAAAAAGCTCGATAAAGGCGCTCCTTCGGAGAAAAAAAATGCTGAAAAAAAGGATCTTAAAAAAGACATGAAGTTCGACAAAGATTCTGAAGAAAAGATGAAGGCTGGCTATAAAGATGGCAAAAAGAAGATGAAAGCCGAAATGTCTGAAAAACAGAAGTCTGGTTTAGACCAAAATAAAGACGGCAAGATCGATAAGAAAGATTTTGAAATGCTCCGCAAAAAGAAGAAAAAGTCTGATGCAGGATATGGCGGTGGAGACATGAAAAAGGAAAAGTCTGACAAAAAGAGCTACGCTCAACTACTTACTGATATCGCGTCTAAAAAATATAGCGATGGAGTATAAGTATACAACAACATTTCAGGCTCCTTTAATTTCTTGTGAAATTAGCGAGGCTTCTTTGATTTCTAAAGCTTCTTTGGAAAATCTAGCGCCTTTAGTGCCTGATAACATCAACTACGATGAAAACGTAGATTTGATGGGTGTAGCATTTAATGCTGCGGTAATTAATCAATTTAATAAAAATGGTGATGGGATGGACACATCTACCGCTATAAAATACACTGACAAGTTTATTCATAAGCCCACAAACATAGAGCATGATAAACAAAAGATTGTCGGCCATATTGTTTCTGCTGGTTACAGCAAGTTTGGGTCTAGTGAGTTGATGGGAGAAGAAGAAGTTAAAACTATTAAAGAACCCTTCAATATCTCTTTGGGTGCTGTTTTATATAAAACAATAAACCCTAATTTTACTAATTTAGTAAAAAATTCTTTAGATTCTGAAAGTGATAAATATCAAAAAGTTTCTGCTAGTTGGGAAGTTGGATTCAATAGTTATGTTTTAGCTGTTGGTAGCGATAAATTAAGTGAAGCCAGAATTATATCTGATCCTGAAGAAATAGCCAAGTTACAAGGTAATTTAAGGAGTTACGGTGGTAACGGTAAGACCGACAATGGGGAGAAGATAAACAGATTAATCATGGGTGATATATATCCATTAGGAATTGCTTATACCTTAAATCCAGCAGCAGATGTGAAAGGCTTATATTCGAAGCCCCCCGAAAAAACTCAAATATTTATAAATGATAAGAGGGATAAAATTTCACAAAATAATAATTTAAATGTAAACACACAAAAGAACATTATCGATATGGAACTTGAAAATACTCTAAATGAATTGAAGGATCTTCTAAATGAGAAGAAATTCTCAAAGGAAGCTGTCGCTTCCATGACTGATACCTTTGCTGATGCAATCCGTCAACGGGACGAACAGTACCGTAAGGATCTCGAAGCAGAGAGATTGGAAAAAGAAGATAAAATTAAAGAATACGAAGACCTTAAAGCTTCTGTAAAGGCGCTTGAGGAAAAACTGGGAGACGCTAGCGAGCGTATTTCTGGTTATGAAAATGAGGAAAAAGCTCAAAAAGCTATTGCTTCATTTAACACTCGTATGGACCAAATTGACGAGAAATTCGAACTTGATGATCAAGATCGTGAGTTTCTTGCCTCTGAATTGAAAACTTTAGATGATGATGCTTCTTACGAAGCTTTCGCTTCTAAACTCGATATTCTTTGGAAAAATAAAAACAAAGAAGTCCAAGAAGAATTTAATTCTCAAATTCAAGCTCGTATTGATGAAGAAGTAGCTAAAAAACTCTCTAATGCTTCTACTGAAGAGGTAAAAGTTGAAGAAGCTCTTGACGCTGCTGAACCTGTAGATGCAGAAGTCTCTAATGCAAATGAGGCTTTAGCATCTGAAGAACCCTCTTTGCGTGATAAGTTTAAATCTGCTTTTTCTCGCGAAAACATTGAAATTTCTTAATTTAAAATAAACAAAATTATGGCATTACGTATTCTACCATTCAGACAATATTCTGATCATGACGTTGTGAACATGTATGCGCTCAAAGATGCGGATATTCTCACAAGCACTACTGACACAGGCGCTGGCGATGCTGGCGTTTTCGTGAAAGTACACGACGGAAACTTCGATAACGATCCAGTAACCTATCAAACGAATTCTTACTTAGGTAAGAGTGATTATCC